CGTAGTAATTTCAGGAAACGGTAACGGTCAAACGGTTCAGGACGACATCTACTTTGTACGGTTCGACGCAAACAACGGACACGCCTCTCAAGCCTACGCTTTTAAGTGTCAGGATACGGGAGATATAGAGCTTATATCGGATTGGATATTCTTAAAGCCTGAGGAGCAGGAGCTAGAGGAGACTACAGATTCTGGCATTGTGGTTTCTATCAAGGAGCCAGAATACAACCAATACGGATACGTACTGTACGACTCACCGAGGGTTCAGGAGCTAGGACTCAAGAAGGGAGACAAGGTGATGATTATGAAGAACGCCGACTACGAGATGGAGATAGACGGTCAGAAGGTGTACCGTGTGCATATGGATCATATCTACGCTACAGGATTCTGATGGGACGCAAGAAGATATTCAGTAGTGTGCGTGCCGGTGAAGACCTGCTAGAGGCTATGGCTGAGGCGATACGTAACATTACCGAGGAGATTAAAAAACCTGTTGACCCGGAGCTTGGAGGCTCGGGTCGCAGGGCAGAACTCAAAAGCATAAAGGAGTCAGCCCTAGATGCTAAGGAGTTGATTACCGAATACCAGAAGCTCGAGACAATGATCAAGGAGCTCAAGGAAACGGGAGGCATTGAAGAGGCTAGAGACTTCTCTGGAGGTCTAGCAGAACAATACGCTAAGCGTTAGTACATATGATGATGAACAGCTGTAATATCGCAATCTATATGCCCACAAGTATTGTGTGTGTTTGCGATGTAGTTCGTTGAACCACAAGCTGATAACAACATAGCAACTAAGAATACTAATAGTTTTTTCATAGTTCTAGTGTTAATTTAATGTAAAGTTACGAAATAAAAAAATAAATGGCAGGTCTTAAACAGATAGAGGGGTACGAAGAGATGGTCATCAACATATGTCCGGACGATACAGAAGGCAATATTGTTGAGATCGCAGATCTTTTCATACAGCTGCCTAAAACCCCTAGTAAGAAGAATATACTCTACCACGACAAACCCAAGGAAGAGCAGCGATGGGTAAGGCAGGAAATGCCTACCGAGCTGTCTCGTATCCGTAGTATGGATGAGTGGTACGATATGCCTAAAGAGTTTAAGGCTAAGTACGAACCCTACATCAAGCAGGAGTTTGAAAGACGAAACAAGGGGTTATGGTTCTACAACAATGGAGAGCCCACATACATAACTGGAGCACACTATATGATGCTGCAGTGGTCTAAGATAGATGCTAGCTTCTACGGATACTACCTGAAGTTTCAAGCAGATATCAATTACCATATGGAGGCGTGCTTTGTAGACCCTAGGTGTGCCGGTCAGCTGTACACCAAGTGTAGACGTTCAGGGTATACCAACGTTGCCGCCAGCAAGGTGGATGATGTAGGTACTTCTACCTACGATGTCACTGTAGGTATTATGTCTAAGACAGGTAAGGACGCTCAGGAGAATATCTTTATGAAGAAGGTGGTGGGTATGTACAGACACTACCCGTTCTTCTTTAAGCCTATACAAGACGGTACTACCAACCCCCGTCAAGAGCTGGCGTTCCGTGAACCTTCAAAACGTATCACCAAAAACAACAAAACAGCTAGCAAGGGTCAGGCACTAAACACAGTTATCAATTGGAGAAACACCACATCCAACGCATACGATGGTGAGAAGCTTAAGCTGTTGTTTATCGATGAGGGCGGTAAGTTTGAAAAGCCTGAAGATATACTTGAAGTCTGGCGCATACAGCGTACCTGTCTTATGGTGGGGCGTAAGTTTGTAGGTAAAGCGATTATAGGATCAACGGTAAACCCACTGGATAAAGGCGGTAGGAACTACCGTGACCTGTGGGATATGTCAAACCCCAACGATAGGAACTCCAACGGCAGGACAAAGAGTATGCTCTATAGGATTTTTATACCAGCCTACGAAGCCTTGGAGGGCTTCTTCGACAGGTACGGAAACCCAGTAGTGGAGAACCCTGAACAGCCTGTGATGGGTATCGACGATGAAGAGATTACTATAGGTGCAAAGACCTATCTAAAGAATGAGCGAAAAGGCTTATCGGGAGACAGCAACGAACTGAATGAAACCATCCGACAGTTTCCATTTACAGCTGAGGAAGCGTTTAGAGATTCTACTAAGTCTAGCCTATTCAACATAGCAAAGATCTACGAGCAGATAGAATACAATCAAGATCTGTATCCAAACCCTGTAGTGAAAGGAAACTTTGTTTGGGCGGGAGGAAAGCAGGACAGTGCCGTAATGTTCAAGCCTGATGTGAACGGTAGGTTCAGGGTAACGTGGATGCCGCCAGACAATCTTAGGAATAAGATAACTGTAGAGCGTGGTAAGAAATCTCCGGGCAATGACTGGCTAGGCGTTGGAGGGGTGGATAGCTACGATCTTGATGCTACGGTAGACGGTAGGGGTTCTAAGGGTGCGTTCCACCTGTACAACAAATTCAATATGGAGTACCCGTCCAATATGTTTGTATTGGAGTACGCATCACGTCCTCCACTAGCACGTATCTTCTATGAGGATGTACTTATGGCAGCTGTGTTCTATGGGTATAAAATACTAATAGAGAACAACAAGTACGGTATAGCTAGGTACTTTGAGACAAGGGGCTACGATGAGTATTTGATGGATCGACCGGAACATCTAAAGTCTACAGCTAGAGTAGCTGTTAAAACTAAAGGGATACCTTCCAACTCACAGGATGTGATACAGGCACACGCACAGGCTATAGAGTCTTACATACACGACTATGTAGGTATGGATTCAAACGGCAACTACCAGCCTATGTACCTCAACAGAACCTTAGAAGATTGGATTAACTTTCGTATAGATAATCGTACACAATATGACCTTACCATATCTTCAGGTCTTGCATTACTTGCTGCACAAAGGGTAAAGAAAAAGAAAGTCAAAACAGATAACAAGGACAAGACCTTCTTCCGCAAGGGCAAGTTAATACAGCGTTGAGAAAAGCATTATCTTTGCAATTGGTAAAGATTCAGCGAAACGATGAATAATCAGAAACAACAGGCTTTTCCTGATCCTCTAGCTAGTACTGAGGAGAAGATGAGCAAAGCATACGGTTTAAACTATGCTAAGTCCTTGATGGCTCAGTGGGGAGGCATAGACACTGAGGGTAGTTTATACAGACGTAGATACAAAGAGTTTGAAAATGCTCGAGCCTACGCCAACGGAACCCAAGATACTACCATATACAAACAGATTCTAAACTCACTAGACCCGAACAATGGTGACGGTACTATGATGACTCTTGATTGGACTCCAGTACCTATCGTTCCTAAGTTTGCAAAGATAGTCGTTAATAAGATTATATCTTCCTACCGATACCCACAAGTAGAAGCTGTTGACCCTTTATCCCAGAATGAAAAAGACATCAAGAAAAAGAAGGTAGCCCTACGCATCGAAAATAAAGAAATGTTTGAAGAGGCGAAGGCTGCAGGTCTGGAGGTTGATGTAGACCCAGAAAAGTTACCAGAGACACCCGAAGAGGTAGAGATATTCCTAGACACTAACATAAAGACGGATGCCGAGATTGCTGCACAGCTAGCAACGAATATGACATTGAAGTGGAACAACTTTGACGAGAGGGTATACCGCAGATCTGTTGAAGACTTAGTGAATTGTGGTATGGCTGTTACTAAGAGAAGTAACGATCCTAACTACGGGATAAACGAGGAGTACGTAGACCCTGCATTCTTTATGCATAGCTTTACAGACGACCCTACATTCTCTGACTTGGTGTATGCTGGTCATATCAAGCGTATATCTATACAGGAGCTTAAGCGTGTTGCTGGAGATCAGTTCTCAGAGGAGCAGTACCAAAAGATAGGTAAGACGGTAATGAATAAGTACGGTAATAATGCTTCTCGTTTTATGGAGAACTATTACGACCAGCGTCTAAGCCGTTATAACTACGGCTACGACGAGTACACTATTGAGGTGTTGGACTTTGAGTTCCTTTCTGTTGATCCAATGATCTACGAGAAGAAACAATCACGTTTCGGTAATATAGGATTCTATTTCAAGGGCAACACTTATGAGACCCCTAAGAATAGCGTATACGATAGAGAGCCTGTACAGATGAATAATGCTACCGTATATGGCGGGGTTTATATCATAGGCACTGACTACATCTATAACTACGGTCAGAAAACAAACGTACCGAAAAACATTCACGATTTAACTCGTGCTAGAATGTCTTACAGCGTGGTGGCTACCAATATCCGGAATATGATTCCTAAGAGTTTAATCTCTAGCGTTATTGGGTTTGCCGATCAACTACAGCTGTCACACCTAAAGATTCAGCAGGCTATAGCTAAAGCTAAGCCAGACGGTATCATCATCGATATTGAAGGGTTAGAGAATGTAGATCTAGGTAGAGGTGGAGACCTACAACCTTTGGAGATTCAAGATATCTACGAACAGACTGGTGTCTTCTACTATAGAAGTAAGAACCCTGAAGGCGGTTTCCAAAACCCGCCGATCCGACAGATAGACAACAGCATCAGAAACATCAACGAGCTTATTGCTCTGTATAACCACTACCTACGTATGATCCGTGATGCTACGGGTATCAATGAGGTGATGGATGGAACAACACCTAAGGGTGAAGCATTGGTTGGTGTAAACCAGATGGCTGTGGCTGCAGGTAACAACGCCCTATACGATGTTACTAACGCTAGTATGGTACTATACAGAAAGGTCTGTGAAGACATCTTAAAATGTCTACAGATCCTTCCTCCACAATCTGTTATCTATAAGGTGTATGAGAAGGCTATAGGTAAGACCAATATGTCTGTATTGAATAGCTTCAGCAACCTGCCGATGTACAACTTTGGCATCTTGGTGATGACAGACCTGAACGATAGAGACCGTCAGTACCTAGAGCAGAACATACAGATATCCCTAAGTCAAAAGGAAATTGATCTGGAAGACGCTATAGCCATTAGAAACATAAAGGATGTAGATCAAGCGGAAAGGTTATTGATTATACGCCGGAAGAAACGTATCGCTCAGCAACAGCAGATGGCTCAGCAAAACATCCAGCTACAGTCCCAAGCCAATGCTCAGGCTGCACAGGCAACCGCACAGGCAGAGGTTCAAAAAGAACAACAGCTAGCACAGTTGGAGATGCAGAAGAAGCAGATGGAATTCCAGATGAAGGCGCAGCTAGCGCAGATGGAGCACCAGATGAATATGGAGATTGTACGCCTGAAAGGAGAGTACGGTGTTGCCGAGCAACAGATCGAGAGTCAGGTAAAGACTTCGGTTGACGTTATGAAGGAAGATCGTAAAGACACGAGGGTTAAGAAGCAGGCGGTTGAGCAGTCAAAGCTCATTAGCCAGCGCCAAGGACAGCGTGGTGAGCTCTCTGAAGAGCA